CGAAACCCCAGGTAACTTAAAGGATTAAAATAAGTGTCGTTTACCCTTGCCGCCGTAAATTCTACGTCAGCTAAATTTACCGCAGGATCATAACCTTCGGGGTACACGTTATCTTGTTGGTCGTCAGCCATAATAACTCCGTATGTAGGTAGACGGCTCACTGTCTACCCAATCGTCGCTCGACAGTTGCGCAAATAGATCTTTATTCCTCATTACGCAACGCCCCTTCGGACACGATCATATCTATATTGGTCGCGTGTCTGTGAGCCTTCTCCAAGGTTCTTTAACCATTGCAACGCTTCCCCATAACGCTGGTTATAAAGACCTAGAAGATCTGGTTCCCCCTTCAAAAAGGTATAGGCCTCAACAAGAGAACCGTACAACAACGCCAACTCTGCGTTTGTCCCAAGCCAACTTGTGCCGTCGGACGATTCTGTAATGGATTGCGGCCGGTAGAAATAATGCAACTCCACGGTATAGTTTGAATCAGGAGTCGGAGCTATCAAGAACGTGTCTTGATCGAAATCACCGTAGTAAAGAGGAACACCCGTGGTTGCGGGATCAGGCGTGTAATCCTGCAACATTGTCACTTGCTTGTATAAAAGAAACCCTTTGCTCGAAGAGACTATGACGCTCAAGGAGTTCTGAGCTAGGAAGTCACTCGGCTTCGCTAGAAAAGCGTTTCCAGATGTTAGCGTGCCTTGTGTATTCTTACGAAAAACGTCTAACTGGCATTCTTTTAGAATCCGCTCTTCGGAATTAATGATGAACCGCGGCAACTGACTAACAAAGGTCGATTCCGTGCTCTGAACGTAATCTTGGATAGCCGTTTTAAGTGTTGTAAACGTGAATGCCATAAAACACCCCTATTACGAAGACAGAGTGACGGGACCAGCCGAAGCCAGCCCACCTCCCCCGGCCACGTTTCCGATTGTTGCCGTTCCGCTGCTGGCGCTAAAGGTGTAGGTATTATCCGAAACCTTGGTTATAGAATAACCCGAAGATTGCTCTAAAACGCTCCCAGTAAATCCGTCAAACGCCAAAACCGATCTAAACCGGACTGTGTCACCTGTACTGCGACCATGTCCTGGTTCCGTCACGGTAATAACGGCTGAACCACTGCCAGAAGACCTAAACGAATCTAGCGCCAGAAGAACACTAACAACCGGTTCTATACGATCTGGTCTAGCGTCACGCAAAGCTTGGGGATCCGCAATAACCCGTTTGGGCTCTATTTGAGGTTGCTTAGACTCGTATTCATCAGGCCCAACGAGACTACCGTTCCATTCTTTCAGCATTACCCGTAGCGGATACGCTCTTCCAGAACGATCCGATATACCTAATGCGTGTACACCAGAGGCATATCTAGGCATTACCTAACACTCAACGAAGAAAAACTGGGAACTAATCTCAACGCTGTCCGTTCAGAATCCTCACTAGCAGCACGCATGAATTCTTCATCATAAACGGCTTTGAGTGTCGGCAGTAACTGGGGCGCCTTTTTCATGGACAGATAATACGCCAAGCCAGCGGTAAGACACGGTAAAAACCTAAAAGGTATATCTGCGGTATTAACGCCTGCATCAGCGTCCTCTATCCGCCGAATACGGTAATAAATAAGTTGGTCGGTAGAGTTTTCTGGAGAGGGCCAGATCGTAATTGTCGGTGTGATTAAACGATCTATGTAAAACTGAGACGGTCGGCCTTGCGTAGTTTTATCAGGGGTGTCTAGGTAATCCCCTCGACTAATCCTACTGATGCCAATGTCCGATCCACTACGCCGTACAACCGCTTCCAAAACATCCACCGCAGACTGAGCGTCCACCAAACTTGGGTCAGCACTGATTGTAGTACTGGCAGCACTGCTGGAACCTGTTATGGTTTCACCAGCGGTAAAGGCCCCAGAAGGAACGGTAACCGTTATCGTGGTTGAGGAAGGCTTTGTTATAACAGACGCCGTAGAATTGCTGGTCCCTCCTGTTATGGTTTCCCCCACACTAAGGTTGGTGGAAGCCCCAACAGTAGCCGTTATAGCCCCTATAGGATAAGTCGCCACAGAAGAAGAGGTCGATAACTGTGCAAGAGTTTGCGTAATCTCTTCGACTGTCCAGAGATTAAGACCACGGTTCGCCCATTCCGCAAAGAGAAGGTTTAATGAGCGCCGCGCAGTTCGAGCATCATAACCAGTACGAAACTCCAGACCGCAACGCTCAAAGGCCTCCTCTGTGATTTCGGCCATGTCCAGGTTAAAATCAACAGATCCAGAGGTCGCCATCTAACTTACCTAGTACTCTTTTAAGCAGTAGAGAACTACCGAATAGGTGTCTCCGCTGCTATGACCAACAGTGGTAAGTTTTATGTCGCCCGTCTTTCCGCCAGAAGCTGCAACGTTGGGAAGTCCACTTATATCTGAATAATCTAACGTGTCGGAATAATCCGCGGGGAGTTCTGCGGCGATAACGTTCGTGGAAGCATTCCACAAAACCTTCACACCCATCCCTACATTAGAGAAGGATATCTTCTTGATTCGGACACCCGTACAAGCCGCGCCGTCTTGCCGCGAAGCTAAAGCAGAAACATCAACTTTTGTAACGGCAGATTCTCCCGTTCCATCGCTGGTGTTCGTGCAGTAAATAACAGCGTTTCGATCTCCGTCCTGTACTGTCGTCGCTGTAACAGCATCAGCCATATAAACCTCCTCTAGAAATTGGGGGGACTACCGCCCCCCCAACACTAACTATTCAAACGGCGTTGCTAAAGTGGCATCGCCAGAGAGGAATGCTTCGCAGTGCCACACAGCAGCTGTTGTCGCTTTTAGACGAATAATGCCGCCAACAAGCCAACCTTGTTCTATCGAACCAAGGTCTATCGTATCATCGTTGCTGGCATCAGGAATAAAGGTGTTTGTGTCACCCGCCGTTCCATTGTCAAATATTTGAGCAAAACCAGAGTAGAGATCACTGGCGTTCTGCGTATTGATCTGACCGGCCCCTGTAAAGGTCGTGCCTACAATGAAGGTGTATTGTAGACCTGCTGCCGCCGTTGGTAGCGTGACAACAATTCCTGCCGCACGGTTCAAAGTAAAGACTGCGCCAGATTGCGTCGTAGCAACCGTATAAGTCGCATCCTCAATCGAAACGATGTTGGCATAAGATGAAACATATCCGGTAGTTACTACGTTACCGCTAGTGTCTACATCCCAATTAGTCGTCACCGCGCCTGTAGTGGAATTGACGCTAATTTGCTCAAAACCATTTTCAGACCGAACAGGACCGTTAAATGTCGTATTAGCCATTTGTTGGCTTCCTCCTTACGAGAGATTGGCCCTAGCGTCTTCGTAAGCGTCTGCTGGGGCAGTCGCTAGGGTTATGTGATTCCCAGAGTAAATTACATAACAAATACCATAAAGTGGAGGGAAGCCCCTAAAGACTTCCCTCCTTTATTTATTTACGCACCCGGAGATCCGTAAACACAACGTGGGTCGGAATACCCGAAGCTATAACGCTCTCGAGCCTTGAAACGAACATTGCCCGTATCAAAGTCACCTTCCATCTTCGTGGACATCGGCATACGTTTAAAATGAACGAAACCGCGAGGTGCATCCGTCTTAACGAAGAACGCATCCGTGTCCGTCAGATAATGGTTAACAACGTAACCCTGCGGAAGCATACCCATGTTCCGCATGGCGTTAACATCGTTGTCGGCACTGCCTGGACGAAGGGTGGATTCCAACAAACGATCTGCAACAAATTGCAGGGCTGGTGGAATGATCAACTTCTGACCACGAACCGATACTTTGAGGCCGCGCTCATCGACAAAAGCTGCGATGTCGATAAGAGCATTTTCAAGGCTGGTTTCGTTCAAATCAGCAGCTGTACTGGGCTCGTTACGAAGGTCGTTGTTGTTAACGAGAGGATGGTCCGTCGCACAAAGCTCCTTACCATCACCGCCCGTAAAGGTGCTATCAAAAGCGTTGTTCAGCGTAGCGGCGCCCTTCACCTGCTTGGTGTTGGCCATGCTACGTGCCAAAGCTTTCGTATAACGTGACGCAAGACGATCATACAAATTATCCTCAATGGCCTCTTCCGTGATGGAAAATGCCAAGGCTATCGTCTCATGCGTATACCTGGCGGTGTACGCTTCTTGCGCGTCATCAAACGAGATGGCCGAACCCTCTGCTTTAACAGGGGCCGAACCGAAACCAGAGAGCATCACCTCTTCTTCAAAAGCACGTTCTGAAGATTCAGTATCATAAATCTCTGACGACTCGTCGTCATATCTGGCATACTCAAGGCCGAAAAGGGCGTTGAGACCAGGCTCTAGCTCTTTAGCTAGTTGGGCTCTACTAATAGCCATTTTTCAGTCCTCCTATACGCCAGTGGTTGAAGGTGTACCAGCAGCAATAGCACCATTGTTGCTATTGAAGTGGTTGTTCAACCGAACAATTGCGCCTATCCCAGCCGCCGAAAAATCAGCGTTCTCTGGATCATCGACCCAGCCCACAACACGCATCTGCAAGGCTGCCGTAGTTGCAATCGTACTGATCGCAAGGCGGCCCAGCGAAACACCTGTGGCGTCTGTGCCAGTGATCGCAGTTGAGAAATTAGCGTTAGCAAAAACTGCGGCGCGTGCCGTAGCCTTGCTCGTCCACGAAGCATCCGTTGCAATAACATAAAGTTGCATCGGGTCATCGTTGACAAACGCTTTTACTGGATGATTGGAGTCTGCCCCGGAACCGGGCCAGTAGTTACTCCAAACTGTCTTACCAGTGGTACTGGACACATACTCGCACCCCTGAAACACACCTAAAAGACCCACCGTACCACCGGCCGCGGCGCCAGGGGCGTCGATATAACCGGTAGAAAGCGGAATCACGGGTTCGCCGTGATACAGCTTGTTGGTGTTTCCATTCGCGATTTCATAGGCAGAGTACTGGGTCATACCAGTGGAGTTTGAGGCCCCGCCCTGCTTACTTAGAGGGCGGAGACCAAAGCTTCCATTACTGTTAGCCATGTTCTCTCCTAGTCCTCATTCTGAGGACCTCCAAAAGTTACACGAGATTGCCGATCAGGTTTGTTAATCGGCATTGCCGGATGCTGTTCACGAGCTAGGTCGTTATCAACAGCCGCCATCTGATTGTTTGTCATGTTGCGGAAATACGCATCGCGCTCCTCAACAATCTCAACCGGAACTCTTGCAAGCAGAAGACCACCTACACCTATAACACCAGCGTGCTTACCATCCTCAACGGTCGGAACCTCAAAATCCGGGTACTCATCACCACGCACCAGTTCCCATCCCTCTCGAGATCGTGCTGCTACGTTTTTGCGGTCATCAAAACCCATCACTTCAGTTCTAATCCATCGATGCTTGTAGCCCTCTGGGGGCGGCGGCGCGTCCAACATGGACGGTGGCTTCCAAGGTTCCCTGCGTGCTTGCCTTGCACGAGTTTGATTGGCTCTTGGCGTTCTCGTAGACTTTTCGCGAGATGTGTTCTCAGTAGTCATGGCTAGTCCCTCACATATTTTGCATATTCCTCGAGCGGCACATTAAGCTTCTTAGCTATAGCAACTTGAGATGGGGTTAGCCGCACAGTTTTCCGTCCAGTCCTTTTGCGGGAAGCGGAAGATTCGGCCGACGCAACCTTTCTTCCCCCGTTGGTTTTTGACTTAGAATCAAGTTTGTTTGGAAACTCATCCCTAAGTCTAGAATCTAGTTCAGCATAATACGCATCTGAGTTGGGGTCAAATCCTTCATCCTCAACTAATCTACGATGTATGCCAAAGGCACCGTAGGTCATGACCTCATCATTGCCAAACCAAGTGTTCTCCGAAGCCCATGCTTCGGCCTTTGGGTCAGGCGTTGCCTGCGGTTGGGGCTGTGGTTGGGCCGGTTGAGGCGGCAACGGTGGTGGTGCAGGTGTCTCAACGCGGTTCTCTTTTTTACTACGAGCGACATTTGCACTGGATTTTTGCACCGTTAGGTTAGCTAAATCTTCCTGCGCCTGAACCAACTTGTCAACATCGCCCACTTCATGAGCTTCTCGAAGGGCTTGTTTAGCCGAATCAAGCTCACTTGAAACGCGGCCGTCAAACTGGGCCATATACCCCTCATCAAGAACGGTAATGCGTTGTTTGAGGTTTTCGTTTTCTTGGCGAACGCTTTCAGCAAACTCAATCGCGGTCTGTTTCTGACGCTCCTCCTCTCGAAAACGCTTGGTCAGTTGGCTAATCCGCCCCTGGACGCCTGCGCTATATTGTTCAAGCTCACCCGAAGAGTCGTCCTCCTCTACTACATCCGGGGATGCCGACAAAGGCGCCTCTTCCTTATCTTCTTGAGGTGAAATATTTACTTCCGTAGGGTCTTCATCGTTGTCGCCAACGTCAATCTTCGTCTCGTTAGGCATGGTCGTTCTCCATGGGTTCTTTCTAGATGTGCTTAATGTCGTCGGGCTCTAGGATGGTCGCTATGACCTCGTCATCATTGATAATACGGACCTCTCCGCCATCAATCTTAAAACGGGCACCGGCATATCGACCAATGCACACCCAATCGCCTTCGTTGCACCAATCGCGGTGGTAGCCATCACCGAATTTTGAAGGGTCTTGGTAAGCCAGCTTGCCGACCTTCAAAACATACGCGACTACCGTCGCCAAGGCTTCCCTGTCTCGGACAGAATCAGGAATATGGATTCCGCCATCCGTGGTAGCCTTACCCATGTAGGGCATCACCAAAAGACGCCATCCCGTGGGTTGTGGTAGCCGGTCCTTCATGTTCTTGCTTACAAGAGAAGGATCAAGAACTTTCTCTTCTTTATTAACATAAGCAGACGCAAGAACTTTCTCTTCGGTGGCTTTCTTAGCCGCTATAACGTGGTCTGGAACGTATAGGGTCTTACTCATTCGTCCTCCGTGGTTTGCAGGAGATCCTTTATCTCCCGTTGACTAAATTCTAGGCCTTCAAGCTCTCCAATAAGTCTTTGATAAGACTCCATGTCTTTTGGAGCGCCGTGCAGGATCGCATCCTGTGTAAGTTCTATGCGACTTTCAATTGCTCGTAACAGGTTGTAAGCAAAAGTCGTTGGGTCGGCCATGTTCTAGAAAGACCCCTTAAAGTTTTTGCCTTTTACCGCGCCGCCCTTGGAATACTTGATGGGACCGCGGTCACTGTAGCTCATGCCACCGTTTTCATAGCCGAGCTCATCTATGATTAAACCGCCCATATTCCTATCTTCCGCAGGCTGGGGACTGGAGCGCCCCTTCTCGAATTTTCGTAGAAACTCTGGCATTATTCCCCTAGGTGGGGGCGCCTCCTTCTTAGACCCCTTATCCATTTCAGGATCCGCACTGTCTAATTTTTTGTGCGCTGATTTTTTTTGTTTTGAAGTGGCCCTAGCTACGACGCCCTTCGCCCACTTACGACTTGCAGAATCCTTGGGTTCTTCAGGATCAGCACGGATAAAAACGGCTTCAACAACCTCGGCATTGGTGGGTTTTCTTGCGCCCCCACCGTCCTGATACGGAATAGGCTTTCCATCTTTCATAGGCATTAGAAAGTCCTCGTCTTACGAGCTATACCGCCGTCGTTACGCTTGATGAATTGTTCATCATTTGAAATGGTG